AATACGCTACCTGGATCAGCATACCTGTAAAGTAACTGGTACAAACCAATTGAACTCGCTGCACCTTTTTCAACACCAAACCTAAGTGGTTTGTCAGCAAGTTTATCAAACATACTGTTCTTTTCCAGTACCTTCTCAACACCAAAACTTTTACCAACTCCGGGAGGTCCTGTTACAACCATTCCACGTACAACACCATCAATTGAGCCTTGTGTCATCTCGTCCAAGATCTCAAAACGTTCACGGATTTCGTCCAGCCTCTCCTCGTCGCTGACCTCTTGTTTTACTGCCTTAGGCGTATTGTCTACAACTTCTTGCTTCACTTCTTCTCCGTAAAAATTAACAACTTCATAGTCGTTTTTACTAACAAGTTTAATGCGGATTTCTCTGTCCGGATATCCATCAACCTGGGCACCATCAACAGTAATAAAGCCGCCGTTCTTACCAACTGAAAAACCTTTCACTAAAGGAAAAGTTTCGTTAAGTACCTGCTTGCCGCCGTATTCACCGTTGTGTACCTTTGCATTAATTTGCATAGTGCATCCTTGTTCGTTGTTAATGTTTACTCTCTCGTTCAGCATGTAAGTATTATACTATCTGCAACAAAAAAGTCAACCTTTTTTGGCATTTTTTTCTTCTTTTTTTCTATTTTTTTTCATTTTTTCTACTATTTCTACTAAACTTTCAGCCGTTTTTTGTTCTTTTTGTTCTTTTTCTTGTTTAGGTAAAAAAACATCATAATAATAATCTTCTGTGCTACCCATTAATCACCTCTAATACTTGATCCACACTTGGCTGACAAGTTTCATTTGTACTGTTTATTTGACAATGCGATAAATTTGCATTTTGTTTTTTATTTAAGATCTCTATATTTGACATACAAAATTTACAATTATTTGAAATAGTATAGATATTATCTTTATAAGGTTTTGTTAATTCAGGGTGTCTTCCTATTGCTATATAAATTATAGCACTTTTTGTTGTTCCTGCCAAATGTAAAATACCTGAATCTGTTGTAATAACATATTTGGCTTTATTACATAAATGCCATACTTGATCTAATGTTAATTTATTTGTTAAATCGATTACGTTATTTAAATTAGATAATCCGTATACATATCCGCCTTGTGACCCATCTACATTAGGTTCATCGACTATATAAGATTTACCTATCGATATAACCGGTAATGAAATTCTATTGCAAAGAGTTTGCCATTTGGATTGACTCCATTTTTTAATAGGCCAACTTTGAGGAGCATGAACTACTACATATTTATTTGGTAAATTAAATTTAGATAAATCGTCAGTATTTTTATCAGGTATATAATCACATGATAATTCTGTAGATAATAGTTGGAATCCTGCTTGGTATGCAGGATATTGTTTTAGATCAATAAATGTATGATTTAAATGTTGTCTTGTCGGATCCCAAAAAACATAATTACATGAAATGTTTGTAGAAGTATCTAATTTAAAAGAATTTTTTACATAAGGAAGATTTTTAAAAAGATCAGGATGATTTGAATGTACTTCTATTTTGGTATCGTGTATTTTAGATAACTTTCTTAATGTAGGCGTACAACATATACTATCTCCTATTGCTATTGCACATATAATAATTATCATTATTGTTGGATTCTTTTTAAAACTTGATCAACTAAAGGTTGACATTCTTTATCAATATTGTGACATTCAAATATGGCTTCTTCATTAGTTGAAATTGCATATCCATAATCTGACATACACCAATCACAGTTATTAGATACAACTGTCATCTTATAATTTTGAGATCCATATCTATAAGGAGTAGTAAACAAAGGTTTACGTCCCATTGCTATGTATATTATCTCAGAATCTGTTGTTCCTGCTAAATGTAAAATACCCGAATCTGTTGTAATAACATATTTGGCTTTATTACATAAATGCCATGTTTGATCTAAAGAAAGTTTGTCTACTAAATTTATAGTATTTTCTAATTCTAAACAATTTACTACTATACCTTGGTTATCCTGAGATTTACCAATCTGATAAACAGGAAGTTTTATTTTATTACATAATTCTTGCCAATAAATTTTATCCCAATTTTTAATACTCCACGAACCTTCAACTGCATGTATTACTACAAATTCTTCAGGTGTTACTGTATTATCAAGCTCTTCGGGTACATAATCACAAGTCAATTCATCTGGTGGTAGATAGAAACCTAAATGATTTGCTGGAAATTGTCTAATATCACTTAAATTGTGTCGAAGAGGTATAAAAGATAGTCCTTGGGGAGGAATATATCTAAATTCGTAATTAAACAAATCTATAACGGTATCGTTAAAATTACTTTTTCGTAATAATATTGATTCGTTAATATACGGTAAATTATTAAAAATTTCAGGCTTGTGCGAATATACAGTTATCGATTGGTTGTACATTTCGGACAATTTTCTAATAGCAGGTGTACAACATATCATATCGCCAATGCCTGCGGCCGTTGTTTTTAAAGAAACTATCACTTATAATCCTATATCTTCTAATCCTGCTACTCGCAGTTTAACAATATTATTAATTTGAAATTGTTTTGCATCTAAGGCTTTTATAAGACCATGAAAACGATTTCTTAACAATGCAAACTCATTTACTAAATGCTGAAAGTCTGCAATTTCATCTTCACCGTCGACATACTTTTCTGCATCTCGAGAACTTAACATTTTATTGTAATGTTCAGTATATTGTCTAAATACGTGGGATCTTTTCTTGCGAAGCTCTATATTTAGAAATTCTAAGATTGCTTCTATTTCTTGCAGCTGATTAAATCGATGTTCTACGATGCCGGGCATCTCACGAGATAATCTTTCTAAGTTGCCTTTCATACCACACTCGACTCGTGCTTTCTCTAACTGCTCTTCGTATGCTGATATGCAGTTTACAAGTTCGCCTAAGTCTTGTTGGACTTTTCTATACCATGTACTCATTAATAATCGTATACTTCGGGGTCTTCGTCCTCTTCCTCTTCTTCATAAAACATACTCGCCAATACATCATCCATCACTCCATCGTAACCTTTTAACTCTCTTATATTATCTTCGATAACATATCCATTGTTATCGAACTTTTCTAAAAGTTCTTCACATGCTATTTCGTGATCCTTAGATGATGAATATGATTTAATAACATCCCATAAATCATGTATTAAATGTACTTCTTGTTCATTCATCTTCATTGACAACCTCCTCTGGTACTACGTCATCGTTATTTACCAAAGGAGCGTCATTTTCTTTGAAATCATCTATAACTTTTTGAAGGTTTTCTGCACCCCAACCTTTACGAAATTCTTTAATTTCTTCTCCAGTTGAAGTAGTATATTTTAGTTTATTACCTTCTTTAACTATTACACCTGCTTTTTCAAACAAGTCTAAACATCCACTATATGGATCCATACCTGTATCGTATGGTATTTTAATCTGCACACTTTCGAATGGCTTTGCAAATCTTGTTTTCATTACTTTACATGCAGATCGTATACCACGTACATCCGATATCTTATTACCGTCTTCGTCTTCTTTAAGTTTTAGTTTTCGCATTGCAACTACAATAGACGAAGCATATATAAAACCTTGTCCTCCACTAATCTTATCATCTGGATCAAACATGTCCTGCGATGCGTATGTATGATTAGTAGCAATTAAACCTACAGGATGTCCTGCAATTAAATTAACACTATTACGGACCAATGCCGTTAGTGCTTTAGGTTTACGGCCCATATCACCTTTTAAGTCACCTTTATCAAACTGATCTTTATCAGTTGGTGTAAGTAGCATACCAAGCGAATCTATAACAAAGAGAACTTTTTGGCGTTCTTCATATGGTACATCTGCATATTGATCGCGGTAGCCTTTCATAAACTCACTGATAAATTTTGCAACTTCATCAATCATTGATACGCCGAACCGTAATAGTTTATCTTCTGATGTATCAACATCTAATGCCGATAACCAATCAGAGTCTAATGCATTTTCTGTGTCTAGTAAAATAGGAAGGATGCCTTGTTGTTGGGCTTGACGCACTAAGTTTCCACTGGCAATGAAACTTTTACCGCTACCACTTTCACCAGCAAGGCATGTTACCCTTCCTAAAGGAATACCTTTTGTAAAGTCTCCTGAAATTAAAAAATTAAGTGCTAAATTACCAGTACTGATCCAATCAACGGGGTCGTGAAATCCTGTGGACATTCCTGGTACTGCTTTCGTAATACTTTTTCTAAATTTAGATATATCAAATGGTTTCATATTTTTCCTGAGTAA